GAACGTCAGCACTATCCGTACAATCTAATTGTGTGATACGTGAGAGTAACGCTGTTAAATCTGTGCTCGCAGGACTTGTCACTCCGGCAACAAAGTCAAGATACTTTTCTGTATCTACATTTTTTTTCATAAGACCTCTACATGTAAACGTGAAACACCACCAGCATTAATTACCCCAGTGGGAAATGCATTAGCAGCAATAGTAATCCTATCCTCATTGCTAGTGTTAGGAGTAGCACGATGAGTAATCATAGGTGGAAATACAATAAACTTTCCAGGCTCTGTTGATTCTTCATGAAACAAAAAATAAGTCTTCTCAGAATCTTCATCATATGAATCACCACATGGTCTGATGTTTGTACTATGAAAATATGGATTCTCAATCATCCAAACAGTTTTGTCATTGGGAGTTCCCGAAGCATAATAATTACTACTTATAAAGCAATTAGCATGAGTATGATAATAAAAATAATTACCAGATTTATTAAGATTAGACCAAGCAGAATTGATGACAAGTTTAGATGTCAATCGCATGTCTTTAGCAACTTCATCTAAACACTCATGCATCCATTTAAATAAATCCTTAAATTGAGGAAGTTTATATAAATCACTTCCTGTTATACCATCTTCTTTGACTCCATCCCAAATCCAGTTAGTATCGTTATTACGATATCTAAGTTTTTTTAAACTTTGAAGAATAGAATCTACTTTATTTTCATCATAATAAAACCGATAAAATGGGACTCCTAAAACAAAATCCTTTGTCATTGTTCGATTTGGTGAAGTTTACTTTTTTCTAATTCTTTTCTTATATCTTGATGCAATCTTTCTTGTGCTTGTTGTGGATTTAATTTATTAGCACTAGGCAATCCTTGTTGGCCTGGTAACTCTGCCTCATACTCCGCATTAACATCAACAATATGTGGTGGTAATGGTTTGGGAGCATCTATTCTTCTGTAAGTAAATGTTTCATTTTGATACTCTGCATGCAACTCCACAGTTCTGATTGCATATTCTTCATGACTACAATCACAATACTGCTGACCCTTATCATCAAACACTCTATAAAAAGGATACATATGGTCAGATATACGACCTCTTTGTTGATTAAAACTTAAATCCATCAAATGATTTTGTTGGTCTCTTCTCTTCAAAATTATACTCCTCATCTTGTCCACTGTCAACTATATCATCTTGTGCAGATTGTTCACAATCATATAGTCTCATCTTCGCACGATCAATACCAAGAACAAATCTTTTATTGATTGTTGGATCATGATATCTATTCTTTAATTGCTTAACCATGATCTGACTTAAACCCTCTAAGTCCTCTGTAGAAATAAGGGCAAACATAAGATCAGCAGTAGCAGGAAGTCCAAAAGATTCAGAGGTGTCAGTAAGGTCAACATCGCTGCTACCATAACCAGAACGAGTAGTCTGAGTGGCCGAAATGATCGGAAGATTCGCTTCAACCGCAAGACCCCTAAGTTCTTCTGCGATTGCTTTGATGTATGAGTATGAGTTGACTGTGGAGTTTCCTCTATATCTTGATGATGCACAAATGTTTAAGTAATCTATGAATATTATATCAGGTCTAAAAGATTTTTTCAATGCCAGTTCTTGAAGCAATGCTTTAAAATGTCCTGAGTGTGCAGACGCAGTTGGATATTCTTTGATAATCAATGTGCCTTGAGTTTTCTTTGCAAGATCAGTTACCTTACCTTCAAACATATTTTTTGGAAGATCTATAATATCTTGAATATTAATGTTTAAAAGATTAGCATCAATTCGTTCAGCAATTTTCTCCTCAGCCATCTCAAGCGTGATGTATAATACGTTCTTGCCTTGGAGTAACACACTGCTTGCGACATGACACATAAACAAAGACTTACCAACACCAGTGCCAGCGAGAGCAATATTGAGTGTTTTGTTTGGAATGCCACCCTTTGTAATTTTGTTAAAGTATTCGAGATCAAACTCGATCTTGTTTTCTTTCTTATGGTATAGTTCATATCTTTCTTCGTAATCTGTTAGATAGTCATGTCCTATATGATTATCGAAAGAAACAGCCAAAGCGTCAGAGAGAATAGAAGGAATAGCATCCCTTCCTTTGGAGTCATCTTTTCCATCTGCTAACTGTATGGATTCCATTAATGCTAAGTATATAGCACGATCACGACACCACTTTTCTGTAGTATCAACTAACCACATAAATTCAGACTTATCATCTTCAAAATAACTAATCAGTTTAGTTATCTCTTGATAGGTGCTGTCATTAATATCACTTCTCTTTTCTATTTCAATACATAATATTTCTTTCGTTACAGGTTTATTATATTGCTCAACAAAATTGACTACCTCTTCAAATATAATTTTTTGATTTATATTCTCAAAATATTCTGATTTAATAAAAGGCACAACCTTTCTAAGAAACTCTTCGTTAAAAAGAAGATTACGTAATATTGTGATTTCGATACTATCAAGATTCATTATTTAATAATTTCAAAAAAAGAATAATAACCGGAGAGAATATAACGATCTAAACCATCTTTACATTGCTCTCCACGATGTTCATGTGTAAAGTATGCTGGAAACATTATACCACGTCCTGCTCTGGTGGCAACACTCTCATATCTTCTAAAGTGTGTTGAACAATTATTATCACTCAAATATAATAAAAAAGAAAGAGTTCTGTAAGGTTGGTGAAAGTCATGTTCAGAATGCCATGCGTCATAATAATTCTCTGGTTTCCACCACTTAAATCTAACATAATCCAATGTCCAAGGATCTAAATTATTTACTTCTGGAAAACTTTTTATATATGCTTTTTTTAGTGCGACCAAAGCACGGTATGCAGGTTGTAAAACAGGATGAGAAAATGCAGTTTCCATATATTGGCCTCTTCTCATTATGTAACTATATTCATATCTTCCTTTATCATAGGTTCCCATATCGAGACTCTTTGCATAGTCAATAATTTTATTACATTCTTTTTTTGTTAAAAGATTATCTATCTGTTCAATCATAAGGAATATCAAAAACAAAAGTTATTCTAGTTTCATCACCAATGTTCACAGCACCGTGTGGTTGTTTATTATTAAACCAGAAAAGAGTTCCGGGGTCAACTATTATGGTTTCCTCACCACAAAAATATTGATACTTACCTAAGATGGATAGATGATACCGATTTCTTGTATGGTAATAAACACCCTCGTCAATATGAGCACCCACATAGCCATCAATAGGGAGAGAGAGAAACCCACAACGATGTAAGGGTTTCCCTTTAAATTCTTTTCGTAAAATTTTCCTAATTTCCGTGTGGTGGTCATATGCAGGAGTCTTTATGTTTATTTGTGAATCACCAACAAAATCCTTTTCATTTTTCACACCACCCATAATAAGTTGAAGAGCACCTACAGGTAAATCATCAAATCCACGATCAACTAAGGATTTTGAATTTTTAATTTTTTTTTGATGATCCCAATCTTGAGGATTTTTCTTTAGTTGTTTTACTACTCTACTTACATTTATGTTTTTCTTAATAATTTCTATAGATTTCATTAAGAACCGTAACTAAACTCTTTTTGTGCTATCTCATCTAATGCTTGCATTACTTCTGGTGTAAAGTATTCATCTGGATTAGCAAGTATCTGTTTACCATATACTTTCTTACCGTTGATTTCATATCTACCTGCAACATTCTTCCATATACCACCTATCTCTCCAAGTTCTAAGAGACCATAGTATTTGTCCAGACCTCTCTCATCAAAGTAAAGTCGAACTTGAACTTCTTTATTTTCTTTACTTAAACGCGACTTAGCAGTCTTAGCTTTGATAATGTTTCCAACGACTTCTTTACCATCCTTTTCTTTTTTACGTCCGAGATAGATGATTGTACTCGCTGCATACTTGAGTCCACTGCCTCCACCCATTTCTTTCGTTGGGACATAAGCTCCGATGACATCGTACGTATGGTTTGTGACAATAAGCGGGACATTTGCTTGACCTAATTTAAGTGTTAACATTCTAAATGCACCTTTCACAAGTTGAGATTTGGTCATGTCTCGAACTTGTTTATCGTCCAATGCATCTCTTATCTCTTTCTCGGTGGAAAGCATTCCTAAAGAGTCTAACACAAACATACATGGTTTGCGTTCTTCTATAGGCATTTGCATATATTTATCAACTGCTCTTAATGCTTTACTTCGGAACTCTTCAATAGTAACTACATTAATTACAACTAGTCTATCTAAGTCAATCCCACGAGACTCAAGTAATCCTCTGTTGACAGCAGCCTCGGTGTCAAAATAAAGGCAGTAACCGTCAGGGTTATTATCCAAAAAGTTTTTGACAACAGCAAGGGAAAAATAAGTCTTTCCAGTGCTGCTTTCGCCAGCAATGGCAGTAATCTTGTTATTAGATACACCGCCAAATATACTGCCTGATATAAGGCCGTTAAAAATGTACGAACCTGTATCAATAAATGTTTCAGTCTCGTCAATATCGGATGCGAGTTGGGTGAAGTCATCTCCTATCTCTTTTACAATATCTTTTAAAAAATCCATTATGCAAAAAATAATTCTAAGTTAACAGTCTTCTCAACACTCCACCCAATCGAGTCAAGAATAATTTTGAGTGGTTCTAAGAATGCTTTTTCAAATTGTAGATCATAATCTATGTATTTGTCAAGCTTGAGTTCTCTTGGAAAGTCTTGAATAAATGAAATAATATTCTCGTGAATAATATTTGGTTTCTTTAAATAACAGAACTTAATCTTCTCACCATTTTGAATATATGAATACTTATTATCCAACTTATTCTTTTTAATATAGTGATTGAATAACAATGCTCCACGTATATGTATGGGTGTTCCTTTAGCATAGATTGTAGATGATGCTTTATACTTTACAACATCAGATGCGGAACGTGGAAATGATATATCCTCTGGTGGCAAGGTTTTAAATTCTTTACGAGCATTGTCAATAAATTCAATTACATCTTCTTCAGTTCCATTCATCATTAACTTAAGTGCATCTTTAATCATTTTACGACAAGGTGCAGGTGTTGATGATTTGACTGCTTCGATACCCATCATCTTGAGTTTGGGTTCTTCATATCTCACACCTTCACTATCCCATACGTTTAGAATATATCTTTTCTTTGCTGTCCAGATACCACGATCAGCAATGTTCTCTCTCTTCATGAACATCTTTTGATCATAGGCAT